TGGGAGTCAAATACTACTAGTTAATAGTAGGCTAAATAACAGGGTGCTCTCGGGCACCCTTGTTATTATTTTTATTAGGAAAAGGTATGGCAGACAACGATAACGCATTGTTAAAACTATTTGGTTTTGAACTGAAGAGATCTTCTTCCAAGAAGAAACTTCTTCCTTCCGTAGTACCGCCCACTGACGAAGACGCCGCTGGTTATATCAGCACAGGCGCTGGAGCGTACGGACAATATATTAATTTTGATGGTGACCAATCAAAAGATAACGTGCAACTTATAATGCGTTATCGTGGTGTTGCTATGAATCCCGAAGTGGATATGGCGATTGACGAAATCGTCAACGAATCAATTGTATCTTCAGAACTAGAGTCATCGGTTGATCTGAAGGTAGATGAGATTGAAGCGCCCAAGAAAATTAAAGATCAGATTCTAGAAGAGTTTGAGAATATTGTAGGGCTTCTCAAGTTCAATGATATTGGACACGATATTTTCAGATCATGGTACATTGATGGACGTGTGGTTCATCACTTGCTAGTCAATGAAAGTAATCTAAAGGCAGGTATCCAAGAGATCCGTCACATTGATTCAGCAAAAGTGAGAAAAGTAAAAGAGGTCAAGTACAAGAAAGATCCTCAAACAGGTGTTAAAATTGTAGACAAAATTGATGAGTATTATGTCTATGAAGAGAAGCCTGGTTCTAATTCAGTACAAGGTGTTAAGATCTCAACTGACGCCATTTCATACGTCACTTCAGGTTTGCTTGATGAGACAAAGAAGAAGGTTGTATCACATCTCCACAAAGCACTGAAGCCCATCAATCAATTGCGAATGATGGAAGACTCGTTGGTCATTTATCGTTTGGCTCGTGCACCTGAAAGACGAATCTTTTATGTAGATATTGGTAATCTGCCGAGAGGTAAAGCAGATCAATACATGAAAGATATCATGACCAAGTATCGGAACAAATTAGTTTACGATGCCAGCACAGGTCAGATCAAAGATGACCGAAAGCATATGTCTATGCTTGAAGATTTCTGGTTACCACGTCGCGAGAATGGACGTGGCACATCCGTAGAGACTCTACCTGGCGGTGATAACTTAGGTCAGATTGACGATATCATATACTTCCAGAAGAGATTATATCGTAGTTTGAACGTGCCTGTCAATAGGTTAGAGCAAGAAAGTCAATTTAGTTTAGGTCGGTCGTCTGAAATCACTCGTGATGAAGTGAAGTTTCAAAAGTTTATTGACCGAATTCGTAGACGTTTTGCTACGATGTTCTTAGGTATTTTGAAGAAGCAATTGATTCTCAAAGGCATTATTACTGCACAAGATTGGGAAGAGTGGAAAGATGATATCTATGTTGACTACATCAAAGATAATCATTTTGCTGAACTCAAGGACGCAGAGATTCTCCAGAATCGGATTGGTCTTATGAATGAGATCACTCAGTACGTAGGCGAATACTACAGCAAAGAATGGGTCCAAAAGAACGTCATGATGCTGGATGATGAAGAAATCGCACAAATGAAAAAGCAAATTGACAAAGAAATGTCTGAAGGTGACATACCTGATCCTGAGGAAGAAGAAGAGAAAGAGAAAGAAAAGATCGCTATGGCGAATCAACCTCCTGCACCGACGCCCGTGACTGTTGTTGAACCTAAGTCAGAAATGGAACGACAAAAAGAAGCGGAGAAAGCAAAAGCAGACAAAGAAAAGAAAGAAGAATATATACCTACACATGAGGATGAATTGACTGAAGAATTGACTAGGTATATGGCACGATTAAATGAACAAAATGGATAAAATTGGTACTGCCTTTGCGCTAGTACACACCAATAAAGAGATTGCTAGTTTAGAAGAGCGACTCTTATTGGCGCTTGAAGACATACAAACCATAGAAGGACGTGCTGGTCAAGATGGTAGACAAGGACCAAAAGGAGACAAAGGTGTCAAAGGCGATCAAGGCAATAAAGGCGAACGCGGAGAACGTGGTGCCGATGGCGATGTTGGACCAGTCGGACCTGCTGGTGAGAAAGGAGATACTGGCGAACGCGGCGAACAAGGTGAACAGGGACTTCAAGGTGTTGCTGGAATTGCTGGCAAGGATGGAGAACGCGGAGAACGTGGCGAACAAGGACCACAAGGACTAAAGGGCGATAAAGGTGATAAGGGAGATCAAGGACCCAAGGGAGACATTGGAGCAACTGGTAACAGGGGCGAAAAAGGTGATCGCGGCATTGATGGAGCCAAAGGAGACGTGGGCGCACAGGGACCTAAGGGTGTCAAAGGAGACAAGGGAGATACTGGACTTCGTGGCGAAAAGGGCGAACGAGGCGAGCGTGGCGAACAAGGACTACAAGGAATACAAGGTGAGGCAGGACCCGACTACAAAGAACGATTTGAAGAAGCCTTAGAAGCATTCAATAAGCAATTAACAGAAAACAAAAACACTGTTACTGCCAATCTTGAAAAACAAATTCAACAGATTAATCGTTCTCTCAGTACACTTGGTGGCGGTGGTTCATATAAGATCGTAGATAACGCAGACGTAGACAAGTCTGCAATCAAAAGTCTAGTAGACGATGCGGTTCTTATATACGATCCAACAAAAAAGAAATTTGTTGCTCAGTCTTTTCTGAGTATTCTTGACAGACTAAAGGCAGACTTAGAAGTGCAATACGATAAACTAGTAGATGAAGATCCTGATAACGGATTTACTTATGTTGGCGAAGCAGTGCCTGGTACTACAAAGGGCCAGTCTATCTGGAGAATCAAAAGAATATATGAGTTTGGTGCAGACGGTGACCTAGACATTCTTTGGGCAAACGGCACAGCAGACTTTGATAAAACTTGGAATGATCGTGCAACATATACCTATTCTGCGGATTAATTCTTATAAATAAAAGCGTTACTAATCTGTTTCATGTGTACGGTGATGGTTTAATAGACAACACAAAAGGAAAAAGATATGGCGATCATTAACGATCCCGATCAGTTAAGTCAGGGTTTAGAAACTGCCGTAGCAGACATGAGATTCTCCAGTCCAACTGGAGCACAGGTCACAATTACTTCAGCATTATCTAGTCTTCCGACAATCACTGCGGGTGATTATTTTGAAATACGCGGGGCAATTAACCCCGAAAACGATGGACTTTATTTAGAAGATGGTGGATCACCCACTACGGGGTCGGTTACTGCTTCTAAAGTTGGTGGTTCTGCGGCAGACCCACAAGCATCTGCGGTAGATAATACTGCGGCAAGTGTGCTCCACGATGATGGTACTGAATCAGAAGAGAAATCAGTATTCTTTGATACCATCAAGCGTGAAATCTGGTTGATTCCGGGTCAGGGTTCTCTCACTGGCGGTATCAATGCTACGGATACTGGTGTTATTCTTCAGTTCTTGTACTCATTCACTAAAGAAGAATGGAAAAATGATAACACTCTTATCGTACACCCATTCCCCTTTACTGCTATTACACCAGAACAGTTCGAATTAAATTCTGGGTGGACGTTCCACCGTGGATCAGTTGGTAAAGGCACCACTTACGAAGCAACTCAGTTAATTCGTACTGGTGGTTTTAGAGAAGTAGATATCGATGGTACGCTTAATACAGAATTTGCTTCTATTGTATCTCTGGGTTTGTTTGAAGATTCTACGAATGACAAGGCATATTTCCAGCAGGGTGACGATATTACTGACACCACTGCACCAACAGACTTCTCATTCTTTGGTCCTCTAAACGAAGTAGTTAAGACTTACGAATATCAATCTGTTCTTGGTGATATTGCGATTGCAGGTAATGGAACTAACAACACTATTACTTCAAGTGGAGCAAGTGTTGTCAACTTTGCAACATTAGGTTTTAAAGTTGGTGGTCAGATCACAGTTGTATCATCTGATACTGCTGGCGACTTAACTGCACAAACTGGTGGAACATACACCATTGAAAGCATTACGACTGTTTCTACGACGAATGATAGAATAACGTTGACGAATGGTCTGTTGGCAAATGATGCGACCAATACCACGTTTACTGCGGCAGTGAATAACAGAAACATTCTGAACATCTTCTTGCGTGAACCAGAAAATGGTGGTGACACTAACGGTAAGACGTTTGGATTCTCTGATCTTGCGGCAATTGGTGCTGATACGGCAGGACTTGATAACAAGGTATTCCGATTCCCGCTCACTAACGCAACTGATCTTAACATCGAAGAAGAAGATCCTACGATTGCATCAACCGACCCATGGCAAGAGATTGAGGTTCGTTATTTCAACACTAATGCGTTCACTCGTGATGTTGACGATGAAAGCGGATCTAATCCACGTAGTTACGGTATTGTAATTGACGTAGGTACAAGTTCAGGTGTGGATGGTGTTTCTAACGGAACAACCACTTTCTCAACTACAGATTCGCCATGGTTAACGGATGGTAGTTTCGATAACGGAACCTTGACGATTCATGAAGGTCTTGGTAAAGGTACTTACACGATTGATGGTGTAGTATCATCGTCAACCTCTTTGACCTTGACCACTACTATTACTGCTGATACCAACGCTTCGTTCACGATACAACGTGCAACACCGATTCAAGCAACACTTCAGCAAATTTTTGAAGCAATTCAGTACCAGTTACGTCAAAACTCTGATATCAACTTGACTAACGTTGCAACTAATAACGTAACTGGTTCACTCGCATCTGAACTTCTGTTCTTCGTTGGTCCTGATTTGACATCTGGTTCGACATCAGGTTTAACAGAAAACCCAGTTCCATCATCTGCGGGTAATGGTGTTATTATTGAAGGTTTCCGAACCGACGATATTAACAACTTGTCTTTTGTTGCTAATGATGGCGTAGCATATCAGTTCCCGTTCGTAACAACACTGAACTTCTCGTTTAACGACAACTTGTTTAGTTCTGGTGGTTCTAATGATGGCAAGTTCTGGTTGTTCTTCCAGTACACCAAACAGTTTAACGTGTCCAACTCAGTAACGATAGGCACACCTAGTAATGGTGCGGCACAGTTTACTGTGTCCTCTGGTGCTGTAAACTTCCCAAGTGCTACGCTTGCAGTAGACGATTACCTTGACATCTCTGGATTCCCAACTGAATCTAACAATGGATTGTGGAGAGTAGAGTCAATTGCTTCTGCAACTGATATCACTTTGTTCAAGGTTGATGGTGACACGATTGTTGCAGAATCATCCACTGGTATCATCATGCGCGAGAATCCTATCAACTCTCCACAAACTATTGTGGTAAACGATGACACTGGTACTCCAATTGCACTAGATATCACTGCGGCAAATATCTCTAAAGGTTTCGCATATACGACAAATGCTCAAGGTGGTAGAACTGTTGCGGGTGCAAACTCAGGTGGTACTCCAGGTGGAGGTGATAACGTATACGATGCAGTAGTTGTTGGACGTGCAATTGGTCTTCAAGAAGGACAGTTTGTAGAAACAACACCAGTGAACATCACAAGGGCTTCTGCTCCAGTTGCTATTAGTTTCGTTGCCGCTAAGGAAAGAAACTACTCTGATCCTGTATAAATTTAACTAACGGAAATATACTATGATTTTGGATATTAAGAATGCCGCTGAGATTCTCAGCATGAGTGAAGATGAATTGATGTTTGCAGTGCAATTAAAGAAGATCCATGCAGGGGTTAATGAAGACACCCTTGCATGGACTTTTGCGCTTGAAGATGTTTTAAAATTAAAACAGCAAATAGAAGAACAAGAAGTACTAGACAAACAAGAAGATGCATAACAAAAAATGGCAGGAACATATTCCACAAATTTGACCACCTTTCTTGAGGGTCTCAGTACTGAGACTTGGTCCGAACCCGCGAACAATACCGGCTACAATGATATGCGAAATGCGGTCACCGAAGGTGATACCGACGATTTTATTCAAGGTGCTCAATGTACTTCTGGTCAACCGGGTCCTGCAAACGGTGCGGGTGTTAGTTCCTTACTTGGTGTCGGCACCGCATTAACTGTTCCTACAGATGGTGCTATTTTAACGTGGATTAAATACGATGCATCGGTTGGTCTAAACGACAACAACGGTGTTAGAATGTGTATTGGAACCGGAACTGGTAACTTCTATGCATACTATCATTTTGGACAAGAGAACTATACTTACGGTGGTTGGAAAAATCTTGCCCAAAGCAACCATGACCAACTTGCTAACGTCTCTCTAACAAACCCCATCATCAACGAAGATGAAATTCCAAACGCCACCCCTGCTAATGAAAACTATACTCATGTAGGATGGGCGGCGGCAACTACATCAACACCGAGTAAAGGTCAGGGTTACAAGGTAGATGTCATACGTTATGGACGTTGTGACATTGTTGCTACTGGCGGTGATGGTACGAGCGTGGACAATACGGTATCTGGTAGACTTTCTAGTTCTGCCGCCAACTTTGCACAGATTGCAGAGTTTAACGATTACAATGGTGGTGGTAGTGCGACTACTGGATCAGGTGGAGCAACTTGGACTTCAGTGGATACTGGGTTTCATCGTCTAGGAATCTTTCAGGCAGTAACGGGCGGTTACATATACAAAGGGTTGTTGAATTTAGGATTGACGGGAACTAACGTCTACTTTGATGCCGCTAATGAAAACATCAGTATAGACGATACGAGAAAAGTTACTGATCAGTTCAACTTGATAGAGATCAGAGGCACCGGTAGCACTGTTAATTGGGAAACCGTACAGTTTGTTTCTAATGCAATTAGATCATTAGGGAGTATAACTGTCGTTGATAATGCTACCGTAAACTTTACTGGTTGTTCATTCACGGCAATGGATTCGTTCATCTTTCAATCCAATAGCACGTTGGTTGATACAACTTTTCGTAGATGTAATGAAGTAACACAGGGTGGTGGTACGTTTACGTCGTGTACGCTTGAAAATCCTCAAAGTTCTACTGCACTTATATCAACACCCTCTACTATTAATTCAGTGACTAATTCACTATTCAGTACAATTTCAACAACAGGAAATGCTGTTGATTTGGGAACAGTGACATCAAGTGCAACGGTAGACTGGAATGGTAATGAACTTGTTTCTCCAAGTAATAGATGGACGGGTTTAGCACAAGATAATGTTTCCAGCACAGCAAACGGTGCATTAAAGATTACTGCAACAGGTGGAAACACTATTGTAGTAGATATTAATGTATTGAATAGCGCAACAATTCCCACAGTAGAAACCGATGTTACAGGGATTACTGGTGGTGGATCGTTGACTGTAAACATAATCAATTCCGTTGCATTGACGTTGACAAATATACTTGATGGTACTGAAATTGTAGTTCTTGACTCAAGAGACGATACCGCGCCATATGAATCTCCTGTTGTTATTTCAAGAGTAGAAAATTTAACAGGTGGTGTAGATGTCGGTAGTACTGCGGTCAACGGTACTGCGGGTGGAACCACGAACGCAAATACTTTCACGTTTAATGCGAATAGTGGTGCGACTTTATACATTAAAGCATTCAATACAGGTTTTATTGCGGATACTATTGTAGATTCTTATACTGCGTCTCAGAACATTCAGATTTCACAAAGACAAGATAGAGTTTTTTCTAATCCATAACCAGTATAAATAGAACTATTAAGAAAAAATTATTAACAGGATTCAATAATGGCAGGCGAAAAAAGATATACTAGAATACCACCGGAGAGTACTGGGGATCGTGTGTACATGATTCACACTGCCGAAATAGCATTTACCGCAGGTGGTACTTTTACTGGTCATACTTGGAAGATTGGATCAAGGTATTCCGTTGCCGATTTCGGTTTGATTCACGTTCACGGTGTATATGACAAGGGCGATGGAACTGGTATTTTAGCAGTACACTACAACAAATCAGCAAAGTTTGAAAATACAGTTCCTGCTGTCGGTAAAACAATAACAGCACCGGACGGTGTAACCAACGTAGGTACAGTCGCTGAAGCATACGATGTTTATATTCCAGCACAACAAATTATGGGTTATGATAATCCAGATTACGGTCTCGATGTCGATGCATACGGATCCGCACAAATTACCTTTGATGAAGGGGCACCTCAGTTAGATGCGTTTGGTAAACTTAGAACGTCAGGAGCAACCCACTTAGGCGAATATGTTTATTCATCACCCGACGAACTATACGAAAACTATTCTCTCACTTATCTAAACAGAGGAGCAAGATCCATTCGGACTGCTGCCATTGAACACGATAATGTAGGCAAATACATTGAAGTAAAAGTTAAAACCGAACAAGACTTTGCGGCAGCAACATCTAATACATATCATCACTATATTCCGGGCTCTTCGCATTTGTTTATGGGGACGATGTTAATTGATTCTCAGGCGGCAGGTCCTTTGAGCATCACAAATCACGGTAACAGTGGTTGCGAAAGATCATTTGGAATCTTTGATGCTCAAAACGGTATGATGTTTACAGTTGGTCCTACGGGCGTATTGTATCTTATTCGTAGGTCTTCAGTTTCCGGAACAAAGAAAGATTATATTCTTGCTTCATCAGATACTGATGACGGATTTCCTAACTTCAATGGTGATTTAGTAAACGGTAGTCTTGGGTCGTCAAATAAAAGTCAGTTGGATTTAGATCTAACAAAAGACAATATTTACTGGATTGATGTGCAATGGCATGGTGCGGGTCGTATTCGATTTGGCACCTTTTATCAGGGTCGAAGAGTAGTTATTCACGAATACTATCACGGTAACGCATATACAGAACCAATGACTCAGACTGCATCACTTCCTGTGTGTCATTTTAATAACTATTTAAGTGATTCAGAAATGCAAAATCATGCTGTATACGGTGACGGAAGTGGTACTGAAGGTGGGTATGGCAGTTTACCTGCTGGATTAGTTCGACTCGGACTTACAGAGTCAAGACCTTCTGATTCTAATTTTGTTTATTTAAGATCTTATAGTGGATCGGTGTGGACTGAAGTCGATATCAATTTGCAAAGTTTGGGTAGACCAAAGGTTTACACCACTGGTCACTTGCCCGTAGACGGGTCTGGATTTAGACCTTTGTTCACTTTATCACCAGCAGAATTATTAGCCGATGGCACATCTGTTGATCATAGTATTTTTATTCCTACTAAGATCACCGCATACGCTTATGATAACGATGCTTCAGTTGATACAGGAAGCGGAGCAAGTCGTAACGCAATTGTTCATTTTAGAGTAGGTGTTAACAGTGTTCACACTGGGCACGAATTCACAAAAATCCCCGGCACAAACTTCGAAGTTTCTACTGCTGGTACTTCTTTTGAGGACACCAATAAACCCGGCAATACAAAGAAAATCGAATTCGAAGATATGTTTAATGGTCAATTCACAGATGTTCTAACTGATCGTTACATCAATTTGCAATATGGTTCATATAAAAATTCTCCAGATGATGGTGGTATTGCTGAACATGTTGTTACTGATATTCAAAACAACATTGCAACAGCAGGAGTGGGTGCGGCAGTTGACGCAGTTGGTAACAGCACTACACTATTACTAGACGATCAAGATATTACTTTAACAACTGATGGTGAATTAGCGGCATATGGAACCGAACTTAATGTAACCAATGCTTCTGGTGTTGTTGTAGGCGGTGGCATCATTGCAGTTGATGCGGGTGGCACTCCATACACTGCCGATGGCACTACCGTATTAGCAGTCGTTGGAAACGTAATTACACTGAGTAAAAACATTCAGAATACTGCACTACCAACTGCCACTAGTGTAACACACACTAAACTAATTGAAGGTGCGGCAATCACAGGACCAAATATTGATGCTGACACTGTTATTAAAAAGGTAGTGAGTGGCACAGAAGTAACATTGTCTCAGGCAACCACAGGCACTTTTGCTGGAACAGAAACATTCACAATGACCAGACCAGCAGTTGTTACTATTGATCCTGCTGATGCTGATAATAGACCTCAACCAGGAGAGCGATGGGTTTTACGTGAACCAGAAACTGCTACGTTCCCATTGAATATAAATGTAGCAGACGGTGCATTACATTTACATGGTGTATCTGGTACAGGGACTAACCTGTTTCCAAGAACGTGTTTTATCAAGATCGTTAGTTTGACTAAGGCATATCTCTATGCTGATAGAGATTTGACTCAACCAATAGACACTACTGCTTTCACATATGGTAGTGGTGGGATCATTCATGGGTTCGTAGGATCACGTCTTACATTTACTTTCTTTGGACACGAGCAAATCAAGGATTTCTCAGATCCACGAGTGATGTTTAGTATTGCTTGGAAAGAGATCGTTCAGTAAAATGCCTTCTATTCATTTCAACTACGGTTCTTGGTGGAATTGGACTCCTAAAACAGATGGTGGATTCCCAAACCAAAAGGTTGCCTTTGATGGTTTTAATAGGATTATCTATGTTAACGAGGGTGTTACGGAATTAGATGTAAGAGTGGACGTATATTCCGCATGGAAAGAATGGATTGATTCGTCGCCTGAATATCCAACGCCTGCGAGTTGGTTGAAAGCATTTTCTGTTGTGGGTGGTGACCCGATTACTGATACAGTAGATCTGGGTGTCACATACTTCTTAGAGAACGGGTGGAGGATACAACCCTTTCCCAGCAAAGAACCTTACACACTTACTATTAAAGGCAACATATATACTAGGGAAGCAGGTGGAACCATAAACAAGTTTGCAGAAGGCGTATCGGTTTCCCTAGAAAGATCAAACATTGTAGAACTTATCACTGTAGAAGCACTAGCAACATCTATAACACCGGATGATGTCACGGCAATCGCAAATGCCGCCGCAGATCAGGTGTGGGATGAAGCACTTTCAGAACACAAAAATGCTGGCAGTACAGGCAGAAAACTTAATGATAACTTGAAGAAAACGTCCTACATAGCGAGAATATAATGAAGGTAATTGGTGATTTAAGTAGAGCGGACATTTCGGTCCTTCACAGATTTGGAAATAAAAGCAAAAGAATTCTAGAGTTTGGTGCGGGTGGTAGTACACAAATCTTTTCACAATGCGATGTACCAGAGTATATCGTTTCAGTAGAAACAGCACAAGAGTGGATAGACATTACGCAAGAGCGAATGGCTACGCTAGACAATCCAAAGCCCGTTCATTTCATCAACTATGACATTCATGCTCTTCAAGACACTCACGGTTCTAACTGGGATCTTATTTTTATTGATGGACCAGATTCTTTGAGACTTCATTCATGTCATAGGACATGGGAAGATCTTAATATTGGTGGTGTCATGTTGTTTCATGATACACGAAGACAGCAAGACTATAGTAACGTTATAAGTATTATGTCTACCTTTTACAATCAAGTAGAATCAGTGTTATGCAATTATGCGGGTAGCAACATAACGGTTATAACAAAAAAAGAATATGCTAAGTGGGAAAACTGGAATAAAACAGAAGGTAAACCTATGTGGGCATACGGTCATGATATGAATCAAATAACCCTTTGGGAGGATACACTATGAGTGAAGTAGAATTAGAACAACCAGAAGTTGAAGTAATTGATCAAGGAGTACAAGGCGAAGTTGGCACTGTTACTGGCGATGAAGTGGATCTAGAAAGAAACAATATCAATGATTTTCTTGATGCAATTGCAGACAAAGATTTTACAAAAGCAAGCGGTCAGTTTGACGACATGATTAGCGACCGTCTTCAGGCGCAGTTGGATCAAGCAAAAGCCAAAATTGCTGGTCAAATGTACAATAATGCACCCGAAGAACCAGACGAACCTGTTGAAGATTAAGTTTGTATAAATAATAGTTATGAAATCTTTTAAGAACATACGAGAAAAAAAGATGCCTGCTGGAGATCATGTCTACCAGAAGAAGGTTAATAAACACACCGTAATGATTCATAAAGATAACAAAGGGTTCTCCGTTTATATTGACGGCGATAAATTAGACACCTATAAGTCTCAGAATGAGGCTGAAAAGATGGGTGTCATGTTTGCTAAGGAAATGTAAATGAAATTAATGGCAGAATACATTGATCAGTCTATTGAGACCGTGATCACAGAAGCAAAAGATGGTAAGCCTAAGTCGTTTGCCATTGAAGGTGTATTTGCACAAGCAGAACAAAAGAATAGAAACGGTCGTATTTATCCTCGTCCTATTATGGAAAAAGCAGTAGATAAGTACGTTACCGAGCAAGTATCACAGAAGCGGGCAGTGGGTGAGTTAAATCATCCCGAAGGTCCTACTGTGAATCTTGATAAAGTTTCTCACCTCATCACTGACCTCCGATGGGAAGGCAATGATGTTGTTGGAAAGGCACAAATTTTGGATACTCCTATGGGTCAGATTGTAAAAGGTCTACTTGAAGGTGGCGTTCAACTAGGAGTGTCAACTCGTGGTATGGGTAGTCTTGAGAGTAAAGGTGGTGCCAACTATGTACGTGATGATTTTATTTTAAATACTGTTGATATCGTACAGGATCCCTCCGCTCCAGCCGCATTTGTCAATGGCATAATGGAAGGCGTAGAGTGGGTATGGAATAACGGCATTATTCAACCTCAAGTAATTGAAGAAATGGAGACAGAAATTAAAACTGCTCCGAAAAAGCATCTCTATGAGACGCAGATTCGTGAGTTTAAAAATTTCCTCTCGTTGCTCAAATCAAACAAATAAGGAGTCATTATGTCTGAAGATAATTTAGACCTTGAACTTCACGATGAGGACAACCAAGTCGAGGAAGCTCACGATATGAAGAATGCTGAAGCGCAAAGCGTAGCATCGGTAGCGGCAACTGCTTCTACCAAGAAAGCACCTAAGCGTAAAGGCGACAAAGACGGCAAAGACGAGCCTGCACCTCAGGGCAATACGCCTAAGGCAAAGGCAGCAATGGTTAATGCTGGCTACAAAATGATGGCATCCATGAAGAAAGAAGACCTTGAGGCTCTTCTGGATCAAATGGGTGTTGAAGAGATTTCTGAAGAAGAAGAAGTTGCGGAAGCATCTTACGATTTTTCAGATGAACTTAATTCATTAGTAGAAAGCGAAGCCACTTTATCAGATGAGTTTAAAGCGAAAACTGCTGTTATCTTTGAAACTGCTATCAAGTCTAAGATCTCTGAAGAGGTTTTACGACTAGAAGATGATTATCAATCTCGCCTTGAGGAAGAACTTGAATCTACACGTTCTGACCTCGTAGAAAAGGTTGATTCATATCTCAACTACGTAGTTGAACAATGGATGGAAGAGAACAAACTCGCTGTGGAGACTGGTCTCCGCACTGAAATCGCTGAAGGGTTCATGAACAGTCTTAAGGATCTGTTTGTTGAGTCTTACATTGATGTTCCCGAAACCAAGGTAGACTTAGTTGATGAACTTGCAGAAACCGTACAAGAGTTGGAAGAAAAACTCAACGAACAGACCGGTATTGCAATTGAAATGTCACAACAGGTTGAAGCCCTTCAACGTGATACAATCGTTCGCGAGAGTGCGCGTGACATGGCGGAAACTGAAGTAGAAAAGTTAAAGTCATTAGTAGAATCATTAGACTTTGAAGATGAGGAATCTTTCACTGCTAAGGTTAAGACTGTTAAAGAGTCTTACTTTAAGAAAGAAATCACCGAAGAAGTCTCTGACGAAACAACTGACGATTGGACTGATGAGAGCGCAGAAGTTTCTTCTGCAATGTCACAGTATCTTACAGCAATCAAAAAATCTAACAAATAAGGAGAATCTACATGGAATCGTATGATCGATTAGTAGAAAAATGGTCTCCAGTACTGAACGAAGAGTCTGCTGGTAAAATTACCGACTCTCATCGTCGTAGCGTAACAGCCGCGGTACTTGAGAACCAAGAAAAAGCCCTCTATGAGCAGGGTCAGATGAACGAAGTTGCGGCTAATGCGGCTGGCAACGGCGTCTCTGCAAACGACGGTGGCACTGGTGCCGCTACTAACTGGAATCCAATCTTAATCGCTCTTGTTCGTCGTGCAATGCCTAACTTGATGGCATATGACGTATGTGGTGTACAGCCTATGACTGGTCCTACGGGCTTGATCTTCGCTATGCGTTCACAGTACAAGACGCCTAAAGTTGGTGGTGGTGCGGCTAACACTGAAGCACTCTTCAACGAAGCACAAACTACGTACTCTGGCGACAGTGTACATGACGAAACAAACGCTGGTTCACACGACGGTCGTGGTCCTTCAGGTTTGGTTGGCGCGGCTGACGGTGCAACGTCTGGCGTTCAAGACTCAAGTCTTGTTGACTCAGAAGCGTTGTTCGTACCTTCTTTTGGTGAAGGGATGTCAACTGCTACTGCTGAAGCACTCGGAACTGGTGCTGGTGCAAACACTTTCCATGAGATGGGTTTCTCAATTGATAAGACCAGCGTTGTCGCTAAGTCACGCGCATTGAAAGCAGAGTACACTCTGGAACTTGCACAAGATCTTAAGGCAATCCACGGTCTTGACGCTGAAACTGAATTGGCAAACATTTTGTCAACTGAGATTCTTGCTGAAATCAACCGAGAAGTTATCCGAACTATCAACAGCCAAGCGAAGATTGGTTCACGACAGCCTGGTATCCAGACTGCTGGTATCTTTGACCTCGCTACTGACGCCGATGGTCGTTGGTCAGTTGAAAAGTTCAAGGGTCTCTTGGTTCAATTGGAGCGCGAGTGTAACGTAATCGCTAAAGAAACAACTCGTCGTGGTAAGGGTAACTTCATCATCTGTTCTTCAGATGTTGCTACTGCCTTGACTGCCGCTGGTATGCTTGACTACGCACCTGCACTCAACACTTCTTTGAATGTTGATGACACAGGTAACACATTCGCTGGTGTTCTTAACGGACGCACACGAGTATACATTGACCCATATGCGGTTGCTGACTATGTAACTGTTGGTTACAAAGGCACTAACCCTTATGACGCTGGTGTATTCTACTGCCCATACGTACCTCTCCAGATGGTACGTGCAGTTGGTGAGAATGACTTCCAGCCACGGATCGGCTTCAAGACCCGTTACGGCATGGTAAGCAATCCTTACTCAGAAGGTGGTTCAGCACTGAACGAAGGTCTGGGAAGCGCTCGTGCTAACCAGTACTACCGTATCTTCCGCGTTGACAACATCCTCGCGTAAATCGGTAAATAAAAAGAATCACTTTAGTGATCATTTTGAGGGCGCTTCGGCGCCCTTTTTTTTGTTTAATAAAACCATAATAAAAGATTGATCAAATCTTAACACAATTTAACTACCTTTTTTGTTAAATAAATATAACGAAAATCAAAAGGTAGTTAAGTTATGCGTATGTTCATCGGATTTGTATCCATCTTCATCATATTGAATGCCCACCACAAAACTCATGCGTCCCCGTACATCGAGTACAAGCGTGAAGACAACACTGTACGTCACACCCATCAAGAACATTTGCGTCTAGGATACAAATGGGATAACAACCTTTATTTTGAAGCAGGTGCGATGACTGATGAGAAGATCAGTGCCGAAGCAGGTTATAAATGGAAGATAGATAACTGGACTTTCAAGGGTAAGTTTGAATTGAAAGATCAAAGCGAAAAACTCGAAACCGAAATAAGGTATAATTTCTGATGGACACAATGACTCTTGTTTGGACTATGCTTGGATTTAGTCTTGCTTCTTACTCCGTTCTTGCGAACGATTCTATTCAAACCCTTGGTACATGGATGGCGAGTAATCGTCAAGTCAAGTGGCAATATCTTTGGGCAGGTGCAAGTACTGTTCTTGTTTTTGCACTCTGGTATGGTTGGGGAATGTACGGCGATATATCGTATGGACGACTAGATAAAATTCCTTATCTGGATCCGCAATGGTATCATGCGGCCGCACCCGCAGTTCTTCTCCTACTCACCCGCATAGGTGTACCCGTAAGTACATCATTCCTCGTACTCTCAGCATTTGCATCAACATTCGTACTAGAGAAAATGCTAGTCAAATCCTTTGCAGGATATGGTGTTGCCGCAGTGAGTGCATACGCATTGTGGGCAATCGTCACCAAGTACATGAGCAATGTCAATCTTGGTGGTAGTGACACGCAATGGAGAGTCGCACAGTGGGTCGTTACTGGATGGTTGTGGTGGACGTGGTTGTCACACGACATGGCAAACATCGCAGTGTTCTTGCCTCGTGAGATCTCTGCGGAACTGCTTGTCGGTATCTCAGCATTGTTTGTTGCTGGTCTTGGGTTTATGTTCCAAGAACAGGGTGGTAAGATCCAACAGATCGTGCGACAAAAGACTAGCACACAATACGTGAAGAGTGCGACACTGATTGATCTGATCTACCTGATCATTCTGTTCTACTTCAAGCAGTACAACAACATTCCGATGTCAACGACTTGGGTATTCATTGGTCTGTTAAGTGGACGTGAACTTGCGATACAGACGTTTGCTAACAACGTGCCTTCAAAGGCATATCCGATCATCGCAAAAGATTTCGGTAAGTTGATGGTTGGTGTAGGCGCATCTCTGGGTATTATTATAGGTATACATACTTTCACTTAGTATAAATAATACAATTAACCCAGAGATTTCTATGAAAGATTATTGCCAAACCAACCTGTTACAGCCCACGGGCTTTCGTGTTGTTATCAACAAGGAGAGATTTCCATATCTCTCTTTTATGGCTCAATCTGTTCAGCATCCCAGTATGGAAATTGGCGATACCAAAATAGGGCGATCTAGAATCGCTGGCGTACCATTTATTGGTGATCAGATTGAGTTTGCCTCTCTTGCAATGGACGTGTTGCTTGATGAAAACATGGAAGTTTACCGAGAGATATATACTTGGATGGAGAACATGGTAGAGACCAAGCACAAACTATCATCGTTTAAAGACGGTAGTTTGTCTGATTACTGTGACATCCAGATCGCGGTTCTTACCAGTGCGAACAACAAGAATCGTGAGTTTAAGTACGTTAACGCATTCCCTACCGCGTTAGGTGATGTCCAGTTTAACGCATCTAACGAAGAGACTTTTATTACATGTCCTATGTCGTTTTCGTTTGATTACTTTGAGTTTTTGTGATATAATATGCAATACCTTACCTTGAGTTTACATTATGACATTAGAACAAATATTGGATGCGTGGCAGAAAGACTGCCGAATTGATCCTAATTCCCTAGATATTTCTAGTCAACAAACGCCTGAACTTCATGCCAAGTATCTTGGTCTGTTGTCTAAAGCGAAACTAAAACTCAAAGACGCCGAGTTTAAACAGAAAGAATTGATGAAGTACAAGTGGCTTTGGTTCAACGGAAAGTTGTCTCAAGAAGAGATTGAAGCACAGGGTTGGACTCATGACCCGTTTGATGGTCTGAAGATTCTAAAGGGTGACATGGAGCACTTCGTTGAGGCTGATCCAGATCTTGTTGCGAGTGAAGCCAAAATTGAATACTTAAAGACCGTGATAGATACACTAAAGGAAATCGTTGATAATCTCAAGTGGAGGCATCAAACTGTAGGTAACATCATCAGATGGAAACAGTTTGAAGCGGGGTTCTAATTGCAAGAAATTAAATTCAGATTAAAAGATCACGCAATGCTTCAGTTAACTGACTGCGAGCCTTCGGTGGCATCTGAGTTATCCGAGTACTACACGTTTGAGGTACCTGGTGCTAAGTTTATGCCAGCGGTCAAAGCGCGCCGCTGGGATGGTAAGATTCGTATGCTCAATCGTACCAACGGCGAGATCAATGCGGGTCTGTATTGGAGCATCAAGAAGTTTTGTATGGAACGTGGATATGGCATTCACGTAGAAGATGGTCCTTATGGTGTACCTCAGACTATAAACAAAGTAAATCACATGGAAACGATGAAGTGGATATCCACTCTCGGACTTCCATTTGCACCACGAGACTATCAGTATGATGCTGTGTGTCATGCGATTAAATTCAAACGATCTATTCTGATATCACCTACCGGTAGTGGTAAGTCACTTATCATTTACATGTTGATGCGGTGGTATCTTGAGAATCATGATAGGAAAATTTTGCTTATTGTTCCTACAACATCTTTGGTTGAACAGATGGCAAAAGACTTTACCGACTATGGTTTTGACTCGGATATGTTTCATAAAATATACAGTGGTAAAGATAAAGAAACAAATAAGCGAATAATCATCACCACATGGCAGTCTATCTATAAACTCAGCCCGTTATGGTTTGAAGATTTTGGATGCATTTTTGGTGATGAGGTACACGGCTTTAAATCTAAGTCGTTGTCCTCTATTATGAACAAGTCCTACAATGCAGAGTATAGATTTGGCACAACAGGTACATTAGATGGCACTCAGGTTCATAAACTGGTGCTTGAAGGTCTGTTTGGTCCAGTCCATAGAGTAACGACAACCGCGACACTCCAGGAAAAAAAGCAACTTGCCAGTCTAGACATTGACATTATACTTTTACAACATTTAAAAGAAGATGGAGATAGACTTCATGGTTGCACGTATCAAGAGGAAATTGACTTCCTGGTATCACACAACAAGCGCAATAACTTTATACGTAATCTCGCTCTCAGTCTTGACGGTAATACTCTCGTACTCTTCAATCTCGTAGACAAGCATGGCAAAGTTCTAAGAGATATGATAGAGGACAAGATACCCGAAGGAAGAAAATTATTTTATGTGAGTGGTGAAACAAAAACAACAGATAGAGAGGCAGTTCGTGCTATCATTGAGTCGCAAACAGATTCTATTACCCTTGCTAGTCTTGGTACCTTTAGTACTGGTATTAACATTAAGAACATACACAACATCATATTCGCATCTCCCAGCAAATCGCAAATCAGGGTGCTACAATCCATTGGTAGAGGTTTACGATTGTCAGATGATGGCAGAACGACAAACCTCTACGACATCGCGGATGATCTAAAAAGTAAAGGTAAACCCAACTTCACGTTACGGCATAGTGTAGAAAGAATAAAAATATATAACGCCGAACAATTCAAAAGCAAAGTCTCTAAAGTAGTCCTTTGAAAGTAGATTTCATCACTTGTTGGAATGACTCGATGTGGCATTCATATGCTCGTGTGGCCACAGATACGTGGCAAGGGCGCGTGTTTCATTACGAGGAAGGAAAAGGAACACGACACCAACGTTGGCAAGACTGGAGAAATTCTAACTCACAAATAATGATTGATAAATTTGACCATTGGTGGGATAAATTCTCACACAAACCACAATCAATCATAGAGCATATACTAGACAACATAGAGAGTGATGTGACTCATGTGGTGTGGTTAGATTGTGATGTCGTACAATTAGAAGAGTATGATGATGAATGGTTGCACTCCAGACTACCTCATGATAATGATGTGTTTACATACTTGGATAGAAAAGAATCAAGTGAGAATGGTTGGATTGCATTTAATGTAAAACATCCTTATATACAAACGTTTATGAATATGTGGCAAGAGATGTACTTTTCTAATAACGTATTTAAGTTAGATATGTGGCATGACATTGGAACGTTCAATGCAGTCTATCGCATCATGAAAGAAGAGACTACGTATACAGGTAAAACTCTCAGAACAAAGGATGCTACTCGCCAATGGATGGTTTCTGAAGCATTTCAAAGAAGCACATTGCAAGGTAAGTTTGCTCATTTGAAGGGTCCTAGGAAAGTATATATAAAAGAACTAGCAGAAAAAGAATGTACACTGGAGTATGCAATGCATAGCATATTCAAAAATCCACCGTTAGAAAAGTTTCCTTGGACTGATCAGTATGAAACAGAATAAAGAACTAGCGCAATTCAAATTATCTAACGGTAGTGAAGTCGTTTGTGAAGTGCTGGAATGGCCTTCAGAGTCAGATAATCAATTGATTGCTAGGAATGCTATGACGATTATTAATTTTGAGTATGATGGTGGTGATAGAATGTATGCTTTCAGACCATTCATTAATTTTTTAGAAGATGAAAATGATTTCATAATCATTAACAGTGATCATATCATTTCAGTGAATAGACCACGTGATTATCTAATAGATCAATACAATGTTGCCATACAAGACTGTTTTGCAGTTGCAAAGGAACGCGTGGAAGAATACAGAAAAGATAAGTTAGAAGGCCTTCGTCGCATTACAGATGCCATGGCAAAACTTATAGAAAAAAATAAAGATGGTACCAGTGAGAAAAATAAACCCAGCACACCCAGTAACGTTATACCATTTCCATTTAGAGATGATACTATCCATTAACTGTCCATTAATTGTATATACTCTGTCCATTGTCCATTAATTGTATATACTCTGTTCCCCTGCGAGCGATGCTCTAGTTTAACATAAAAATTTGTATTTGTCAAGTGTTGACTTGAGAAATTTTTTACTGTATAATAATGATTCACATGCGAGAGGTGTACATGAAACCAAAAGAAAAACCCCATTACGTTAATAACGCGGATTTCTCACAAGCAGTTGTAGACTATGTTAAACTGGCAAGAGCCGCTAAAGAAACAGACAAACCCAAGCCCGTGGTCACGGATTACATTGCAAGATGTTTTCTCAAGATCAGCGAGGGTCTATCACACAAGGCAAACTTTGTTCGGTACACTTATCGTGAAGAGATGGTGATGGATGCTGTTGAAAATTGTCTCAAGGCAATTGAGAACTATAACATTGACAAAGCAACACGTACAGGGAAACCCAATGCGTTTGCTTACTTCACTCAGATCGCATGGTACGCTTTCCTACGCCGCATTGAGAAAGAAAAGAAGCAACAAGACATAAAGTTAAAATATTTGTCCGAGAGTGGCTTAGAACTCGTTGTAGCAGAAGAGATAGATAATGACCAGGCTTCACGACAGACACAGGCGTTTGTTGATGAATTGCGTGAACGAATTGATCTGGTAAAAGACCATGATAAAGATATCAAGGACTATAGTAAGAAGGTCAAGAAGAAGCGCGCCCGAAATGCTGATTCCGATCTGTCGGAGTTTATGCAATCATGAAGGTAGCAATCCTGAACGACACTCATGCGGGTATTCGTAATAGTTCCGAGATCTTTATGGACTATCAAGAGAAGTTCTACCGTGATGTATTCTTTCCTTATCTTGAAAAGCATGGCATCAAGAAGATACTGCATCTAGGTGACTACTATGAAAACCGCACTTCAATTAATTTTAAAGCACTTAACCACAACCGCCGTATATTCCTTGACGTTCTTAGGGATCGTAATATTCACATGGATATCATTCCAGGTAATCATGATGTTTACTACAAAAACACCAATAAGTTAAACGCTCTCAAAGAACTACTCGGTCACTATATGAACGAGGTACGCATCATTGAGAAGCCTGAGGTGGTAGACTATGATGGTATGCCTATCGCTCTCATACCTTGGATCAATCCAGAGAATGAAGAGAAGACAAAATTCTTTTTGAATACTTGTAAGGCAGATGTTGTGGGTGCACACTTAGAACTCAGCGGCTTTGAGATGCAGAAAGGCATACCATGTTCTGATGGCATGTCCGCAGACGCATTCAGACGTTTTGATATGGTGTTGTCAGGTCACTTTCACACGAAAAGTTCTCAGAATAACATCCACTATCTTGGTAGTCAAATGGAATTCTTCTGGTCAGATGCCAATGACAGGAAATATTTCCATGTGTTGGACACCGAGACTCGTGAACTGACCCCTGTTGAGAATCCTATCACCTTGTTTGAGAAGATTCTTTACGATGACACCAAACAGCAACAGGCACTTCGCAATGTATCAAATCTTGATGATAAGTTTGTGAAGGTCATTGTGATCAACAAGACCAAGCCACAAGAGTTTGAGAAGTTCATTGATCGGATCAACATGAGAAAGATTCATGGCTTACAGATTGCAGAGAACTTCCAAGACTTTGCGGGTAAGCAAGTTGATGATGATAAAATAAACATTGACTCTACGGATGATTTGTTGTATACTTATATTGATGCTGTAGATACAGACTTGAACAAAGAACGTATCAAGAGTCAAGTACGTGAACTTATGATTGAAGCACAGAGTTTGGAAATTGCATGATAACATTTCACTCGTTGAAATACAAAAACTTTTTAAGCACCGGCGACAGTTTTACGAACCTAAATCTTCAGGAAACTGCTACTACGCTCGTGGTAGGTCAAAATGGTTCTGGTAAATCCACTATGCTAGATGCGTTATCTTTTGCTCTCTTTGGAAAAGCGCATCGTAACATCAATAAAATTCAATTGGTGAATAGTGTCAACAACAAAGGGACGGTTGTTGAAGTTGAGTTTACCGTCGCCGGTGCTCGTTATAAAGTTGTACGTGGTTTGAAACCTAATATCTTTGAGATATACCAGGATGACACCATGATCAATCAGAACTCACACGCCAAGGAGTATCAGAAAGTCCTTGAGCAAAATATTCTGAAACTGAACCACAAGACATTTCACCAGATTGTTGTGTTGGGCAGTTCATCGTTCATTCCGTTCATGCAACTAGCCGCATCACATCGTCGTGAAGTCATTGAAGATCTTTTGGATATCAATGTGTTTTCTAAGATGAATACCATTCTTAAAGAAAAGACTTCGGTACTCAAAGAATCTATCTCTGGCAACACGCATGAATTACAGTTGGTTCAGACGAAGATAGACTCACAGAAGAGACATCTCTGTGAATTGAAAAAAATCTCTGAATCTGCCAGACAAGAAAAGTTAGACCAGATTGCTGAAGAGAGTTCAGAGTTGGCCCGCCTACAAGCCCAAGTCATTGATTTTGACAATGCCCACTTGCTAACCCTTCAAGAGCGACAGAAAGGTCTTGACAGTAAAATCAATGAGATTGGTAAGTATGTCTTTCAGTTTAACTCTAAGCAGAAAGCCTCTAATAAAGAGATTAAGTTTTATGAAGACAACGAAGACTGCCCCACCTGTCAACAAACCATTGAAACCTCCTTCAGATTGGATAAGGTACAGAACGCCAAGAACAAGTGGGATGAATTGGAGCGAGCGAGAACAGAAGCCGAAACCAAAGTCGGAGAGTTAGAGCATGAGAAAAACATTCTTAGATCGGATATTGATGCCGAGAACAATAAGATTGCGCAAATCAACACCCTGCGAGAAAAAATCACTTGGACTCAGCAACGACTTAGTACTTTACAGAGTGACCTATCCGAACTTGACTCAGGTGTACATAGCATGTCCGCCGCATCAGATCTTCTATCAAATGAAGAAAGTAAGAAAGATGATCTTACGAACCAACGACTAGAACTGGCAGAGCAACGCGAGTACAACAACGTCATTACCGAACTGCTAAAAGACACCGGTATTAAAACCAAGATCATCAAACAATATTTGCCGATCATTAATCAGTTGACTAACCAGTACTTACAAGTGCTAGACTTCTATGTCCACTTTGATCTAGATGAGGCATTCAAGGAGACTATTCGGTCACGCCACCGTGATGCATTCTCCTATGACAGTTTCTCCGAGGGTGAAAAGCAACGCATCGACTTAGCACTTTTGTTTACTTGGAGGCAGGTTGCTAAGATGAAGAACAGTATCGCCACCAACCTACTGATTCTTGATGAGACTTTTGACAGTTCTCTCGATGCGGATGGCGTTGAGAATCTACTCAAGATTCTGGACACAATAGACAATGACACCAATGTGTTTATCATCTCACACAAAGGTGAACTTCTTGATAATAAATTTGATCGTAAGATTGAGTTTATCAAGCACAAAAACTTTTCAAAGGTTGCTTGACTTTACCTGCAGAAAAGTGTATAATAAGTGTAAATTAACCCGCATTAAAATGCAAGGAATATATTATGGAACTTAATGCCAGCACACTTGAGATTTTGAAGAACTTCGCTTCAATAAACTCAAACATTGTTATCAACTCTGGTAATGTCGTGAAGACTGTATCAGAAGCCAAAAATGTCGTGAGTACCACCTCGCTTGACGTTAACTTTCCTCAGAAGTTTGGTATCTACGATCTCAATGAGTTTCTCTCTACAATCAGCCTGTTAGATTCACCGCGTCTTGCGTTTGAAGACAACTATGTCACCATCGCTGATGGTAGTGGACGATCACGAATTAAATACTTCTTTTCTGATCCCGACATGTTGACATCGCCTTCTAATGATGTTATCATGCCCGAAGCAGAGGTAAAGTTTACTTTAGATCGTGAAACACTATCACGCATCAAGCGAGCGGCATCTGTTCTAGGGCATACTGAGATGTCTGTGTCTGTCAAAGACAATGTGGTTTGTTGTAGTGTTATAGATAACAACGATGGAACGTCCAACGCATTCTCCATTGATGTTGACGGCACTTTTGATAGTCCTGATTTCAACTTTGTATTCAACATCTCTAACTTGAAGATGATTGATGGTGATTATGATGTTGCGATTTCATCAAAACTAATTTCACATTTTGTGAACAGAGACACCGAGATCCAATACTGGGTGGCATTGGAAAAAACTAGCACGTATGGAGCGTAAATATGAGTGATGTAAACGAAGAAATGATTGATCTGGTGAATCGTGTCACCCGAAGCACAGTGGCTGTGATTGACACCGTAGCCGCACGAGGTGGCTTCCGTGGTGAAGAACTTGCGACAATCGGTCAGTTGAGAGATCAGAGTGTGGCTTTGATCCAGATGGTAGAAACTGAACAGTCTAATTCTGAAGAAGACTGAAAATAAATTTATATTATGAGGCAAGTGAATGAAAGAGGAATTCCTCTGGGTTGAGAAATATCGTCCTGCGACTATCGCAGATACCATTTTACCACAAGCATTAAAAGACACGTTCAGTGAGTTTATAAAAACTGGCAACATACCTAATATGTTGTTCACTGGTACTGCCGGCTTAGGTAAAACAACTGTAGCCAAGGCGATCTGTAATGAACTAGGATTTGATTACATTGTAGTAAACGGATCTGAAGAAGGGAACATTGACACCCTTCGCGGTAAGATCAAGCGATTTGCATCTACCGTTTCATTACAGGGTGGCTACAAAATTGTCATACTTGATGAGGCAGACTATCTGAATCCTCAGTCAACGCAACCTGCATTGCGTGGGTTCATTGAAGAGTTTTCAGATAACTGCCGATTCATTCTAACCTGTAACTTCAAGAATCGTATCATTGAACCACTCCACTCACGGTGTGGCGTATATGAATTCAATACATCTAAGAAAGACATGCAAGCCTTGTGCGAACAGATGATGCAACGAGTGTTGTATATTCTGAAAGAAGAAGGTTCTCCTGTCAATGGTGTTTCAAAGCAAGGCATTGCTGAACTCATTATGCGATACGCTCCCGACTGGCGGCGAGTCATTAATGAACTTCAACGCGCTACTATGGGTGGTGTTGAGATCACCACGGGTGTCTCTGCACACAACTATGATGTTTTGTTTGACGCACTGAAGGGTAAAAACTTCAAGACGATGAGAGGTTGGGTTGCAAACAACGTTGACGTTGATACTTCTGCCATATTCAGATCTCTATATGACAGTATGAATGAGCGAGTAGAGCAACAGAGCATACCGCAACTGGTGCTTATTCTTGCAGAGTATCAATACAAAGCCGCGTTTGTGGCAGATCACGAGTTGAACGTGGTTGCCTGTATGACAGAGATTATGGCTGGTGTGGAGTTCAAATGAGTAGCCCGTTTGATTATGTCACCGCCATAAACTACAGCAAGAAAAATATGATAGTGGACGAGGAGTCAGAGAAAGCATATTTGCCGTACATGACAAATCGTTCGCTGTCCTATTTTCAAGACACTGTAGCCGTTGCAAATGCTATGAACCAATATCATGTTCTGGATAACAAACTTCAATTTGATTTTCTTATAAATATTGTAAGAAAACGTAAACGATTCTCTAAGTGGATCAAACCAGAGATCGTGAGTGATTTGGATGTTGTAAAAGAGTATTATGGTTATAGCAACGATAAAGCAAAACAAGCCCTAACTATACTCTCCTCCGACAACCTTAACGATATAAGAATAAGGATTAGTAAAGGTGGAAGAAAATAATTTATGGTCGCCTGCTCAGATGCTTGAAGTGACTCTCAACGAACCTGATGATTTTCTGAAGGTGCGTGAGACTCTCACTCGCATGGGTGTTGCCAGCAGGAAAGAAAACAAATTGTTTCAGTCGTGTCATATTCTGCACAAGCAAGGCAGATACTTCATTGTGCACTTCAAAGAATTGTTCTTGCTAGATGGTAAAAAATCAAACCTAGAAGAGAATGACATTCTCAGACGGAACACCATTACTCAGTTGTTGTCCGACTGGGGTTTGATTCAGATTCTAGATAAGAGTCAAATGAGTGAGTGTGCTCCATTGAGACAGATTAAGATTATTTCACACAAAGAAAAGCATGATTGGGAATTGTGTCCCAAGTATAATATAGGCAATAAGTGATTGGACTTCGTGATTCTCTAGACCAGATTAGATCAAAGACACCGTTCTTTGGACATGTCAGATTTAACTATGGCTGGTCAGAAGCAATACAGTTTCTAGATACTCATCCCGAAAAACTACTGGACATGAATGAAGGCAAGTACAGAGTCTCTCTGAACGCCTCTCACACACGTGGTAGTTTTCCTAAGTTTGGTCATGAACTCATAGCAGAAATGAACGAGTTATTTCCTCAAAACAACAATACGTGCATCTCTTTCATAGGCATGGGTTCACAAAACTTTAGTTATCCTTGGCACAAAGATGGCATGGACGTGATTCTGGTGCAAGGTCTAGGTAATATTGAACTCAGGGTTGAGAAGACCAACTTCGCTGAAAATCCCATTCTCTTTTCGCCAGGCGACTGGGTTTTTATACCACGTGGCACACATCATGAAATTACAACATCTTCATCAAGACTCACCTTTTCTTTTGGTGTAGAACAAGACCCGGACCCTAGCACATACGTATGAAACCTCAAGTAATACCAATGGCTACTGCACAAGAATGTGAGTGGGCATGCCAATTCCTTTCAAATTATATTCAAGAACTCGCTGTGATGACTCAAAGTCCTAATTATAACAACTTGAGTCCAGAGGCAAGACAGAAATGTCAAGGCAATCGTGAGCCATGGATTCTGGACTGGGGTCTTGCAAAGCACAAGATAATGGAAGAAACTTGTGGCTTTGAACTGTATCCTACTACGGTGTTCTGGCGAGTGATGGGACCTGGATATATCCTCTATGATCACAAAGACTATCATCACTGTCAAATCTCAGCGAGCATTACATGTGGATTTGGTGGTAAACTAGAAAAGCCTACGCCGCTGACCGTAGAGGGTGTTGACTATGATATACCCGTAGGCTATGGTCTGGTCTATGACGGTGTGAACATGGTGCATGGCAGAAAAGAACATCCCGCAGGTTGGCAGTTGATGATGTTGTGTCATTACGTAAGAAAAGATTCTGAAGAGTACAAGATACTGAGCGAAAAAATGGATGTATCAACGCCCTTCAAATTGATACCCGAACTTCATCCACACGCCGAGCCTATGCACAATAACACATTACCTGATTATTCTGAACTAAAAGATTCTTGACTCTTAGGATAATTTGTGTTATATATATTACTGTCCTCGCAGAATTGTCTGGAGGATAGACAACAATCTTGCTTAATTAATAAGGAGATAGCAAATGGTTAATACACGAACAAAAGTGTTTTCGTTCCCCCATTCTCGTTTCATTGGTTTCGACCATGTATGGGATGAGATAGAAAAACTAACCGCACTAGGTGCCAACGAGAAGGGTTTTCCTCGTCACAATATTATCAAATATTCTGACACGGAATACGCCATGGAGTTTGCTCTAGGTGGTTATGCTAAGAAAGATCTAGATATCGAGGCAAAGCCTGGTGTTCTAGTTATTTCGGGAAATCCTGAAGAGGATACTCGTGAGTATCTTCACAAAGGGATTACTACAAAGAAATTTGTGGAAACATTTCGACTCGCAGACCACGTTGTCGTTGATGGAGCTGAATTCGTCAACGGACTACTAGTGATTAAACTCAGAGTAGAACTACCCGAAGAGAAGCGTCCGAGAAAAATACAAATTAATTCTCAATAAGGACACTTATAAATGAAAACTAAAAACACTATCCTCGCCGCTTGTAGTGGCGTAATCTTAGCGGCATCTTTAAATTCAGCACCAGTTATGGCAGAACAGTCATACATTGCAACTGAACGTGAAGATGGCAAATTCTGTGCACGAGTAAAGGTTCAAAGTGTAGGTTTCACGACTGCTCGACGAACCAAGTGCAGAACACTCGCAGAGTGGAAAGAAGCAGGTTATGTTGTATCAGCAAAAGAGGAGAAGTAATGAAAACGTTATATGAAAACCGAGAGGGAGTAATTGCAACCATGCAATTGTTCTCTATTTTAGCAGTAGCACCATTAATTATTGTGGTAAGTTTGGTGTCTATATAATGATTAAGAAAGCAAAAAACATAGCAGGAATTACCCTGTTCATGTTCTTAATCATCGGTGGGATGGTAGGACCATTCTTCTATCCCGCTACATATGACATAGGGTATGGACCGTACGTCAACTTTATGTTGTAACAACGTATACAAGTTTGCCGGCGTTCTTGGATTCTACGGAACGAGTCGTTTAAAAATGTCGGACTAATTTAGGAGTGATGTGATGTGGAAATATGAGTGTGAGGCAGGTACATATACAGAGTCTAGTCTTCTATCTTTAATATGGACTATTTTTAATCATCGTTTACACCATTTAATTGAAGATGGTAAATTTACAGACTAAAAGGATTTTATTAATGGCTGAAGAACCTACCAAAAAATTTGACATCAATAATCCCGAAGATAACGGTATGATGATGAAAGGTGATGTTGATTTCATGATTGCTTTAGGACACTACTTCAGCGATTACAACTGGTTAGAAGTCGGCACCTACTACGGTCAGAGTCTGCCCTATCAATTGTTAAATCCTAATCTCAAATACCTGATGGCTTTGGATCTATATCCTGAGTCGTATCCTGACGAACGAAATAAAGATCACGTCCGTGGTGAAGGTTATAATGGTAGCCCATCGTTTGAGAAAGTCTATGATCTTTTGAATCATTGGGAAGTACCTACTGATAAGATGGAGACGTTTCAAGGCGATCTCGCTTATCTGCCAGTAACAACCAAGTACGATATTATCTTTATAGATGCCGAGCATACAAACAGGGCGGCGTTTCGTGATGCTATGAATGCCCTCAAGCATTTAAAAGAAACTGGCTGTATTCTCTTTCACGACACAACTTTAGTTCACGGTGCGATTGATTGCTTTACTGAGTATCTCAGAGAGAACGGATACACCGCAGAGCGATACAAGATAAAGCACAGTGAGATCACTTGTTTTACTATTGGTGATGTTTCTCGTGATCTAACTAACTTCTTAGAGAAGGGAAGTGCAAACTACGAAAAGTTTAAGATCAATGCCAGAATCCGATTGGGTTGCTGGATGATAAAAAATCATCCCTTTCATTTTGAACAACTGTTTGGAATGCAGTCGGACAATGAGTTCTGGAGATGATCCAAGCCTACATGCAGGTAGATCTGAACAACCCTTTGGCTGTCAGATACAAAGACCGGGCGCTTGAATCTTTTAAACCTGTTGAAGATATATTCCAAATACATGTAGTTCAGTGTGTCACGCCGGACACTCTTTTACCCGAGTTAGACCACATTGACTCAAAGAGTAGATCACCACAGGAGATGGGGTCGTTCCACTCTGCCTATAGAATGATAAAAAGAATATCCCAAGGTGAAAGAATCTGGGTAATGGAACACGATGCTTATCTTCGTCCGAAACATGTTGACATTTTTAGAATGGTTATGTCTAAGTGGAAACAAATGCCAGCAATTGTATTAGGCACAGCCATGGAAATATGGACGTGCAATCAAGGCATAGCCCATTACTATGTTAATATGGTGCAAAGTAGAAGCGGTAAATCACCAGGTCCTATGGGCTGTCTTCATGGTGCCACTGACAGATGGTGTAGAGATACCAAACTAAAAAATAACAGAATTTATTGGCCCATGAGTAGAAGAAAAGATCCTCGCTGGGTCAATCTCATGGGTATAGGTGCAGATGCCAGTCAAGCACACACAGATCCAGCGGTCGTTCTCCATGCACCTTGTACTCAAATTGTAGACGAAAAATATGGCGGCACTGTGACCGACCGACCCAAGTCCATGCGAAACGGTAAGTATGACATGTCAACCATGTATAAACGTGAAAAACATCCTGATTTTGAGTGGATATCGCTTGACAACGACTAAGGAATACAGTATACTTACTGAATGAAATATTATACCAATGTTACCCGATACGGCGTCAATCTTCTCTATCGCGGCTATGAAAATGGCGAACGAGTCCAAAAAAAGATAAGATATAAACCTAACCTGTTCGTACCCACACCCACGGGTACAGCCTCTAAGTTCACGAGTCTATATGGCGGCAAAGTGTCACCTATAGAGTTCAATGACATGCGTGAGGCATCTGACTTTATCAAACAGTATGAAGATGTGCCCAACTATCCTGTCAGCGGCATGTCTAACTTTGTACTTCAGTACATCGGCACTGCCTTTCCTCGCGACATCACCTTTGAGCGCGAGCGTATTAATGTAACCACAATTGACATTGAGGTGGCATCTGACGAAGGCTTTCCCTTTCCTGAAGAAGCGCGGCATGAAGTCACCGCTATTACATGTAAAAATAACATAAGCAATGTTTATTATGTGTGGGGTTCTCAGCCCTATGACACCAGCCTGAATGACAAAGCGATCAAGTATTTCTATTGTGAGACTGAGAAAAATCTTCTTCAGTCGTTTCTTGGCTGGTGGTCATCTAAGTCTACCTGTCCTGACATTGTGACTGGCTGGAATACAAAGCAGTTTGACATTCCTTATCTTGCCAATCGGATCACCCGACTGATGGGTGAAGATGAAGCCAAGCGACTATCACCGTGGGGTCTGATTCGGCAACGAAAAGTCCACACCAAGATGGGTCAAGATGCCATTGTGTATGATCTTGAGGGTATATCTCAACTAGACTATTATGATCTGTTTCAGAAGTTTGGCAAACTCACCTATGGCGAACAAGAGTCCTACAAACTAGACCACATTGCATACTCGGTGCTTGGTGAGAAGAAACTCTCCTACGAAGAGCATGGTAATCTCCACACTCTCTATAAGAACGACTATCAAAAGTTTATTGACTATAACATCAAAGACGTTGAGTTGGTGGACAAACTTGAAGAGAAGATGGGACTGATTACGCTGGCTCTGACTATGGCATACAAAGCCAAAACCAATTACTCCGACACCTTCGGCACGACCACGATATGGGATGCTGTTATTTTCAATGCATTGCTCAAGCAAGACATCGTGGTGCCGCCTAAGCAAAATAAAGCAAAGGGTTCTATTGTCGGCGGCTACGTGAAAGAGCCTGTCGTAGGTGCGCATGACTGGGTTACCTCGTTTGACTTGAACAGTCTGTATCCTAATATCATTGTACAATATAACATGTCGCCCGAGACTCTCTCATGGATTGATGGCGATGACGGCGACTTTGCTCATGCCGCTAACGGTACAAAATACCGCAAAGACATTGAAGGCATTATTCCAAAAGTAATCAAGCAGTTCTATGGTGATCGTGTAGAGGCCAAGACCAAGATGCTTGAAGCACAGAAGCAATATGCCGAAGCACCTACAAAGAAATTAGCGAACGATATCACCATTTTTGACAATCAACAGATGGCGGTAAAGATTCTTATGAACTCACTCTACGGTGCGATGGCGAACCAGTGGTTTCGTTACTTTGACTTGCAGATTGCAGAGGCTGTCACGACCAGTGGTCAACGAGCAATCAAGAATGCTGAAGTCTCTGTGAATACTGAGATGCAGAACATCCTTGGCACCAAAGAAGACTATGTGATCGCGATTGACACTGACTCTGTGTATATCAATATGTCATCGCTGGTCAATCTCCACAAGCCTGCCAATCCCGTAAAGTTTTTAGATAAAGTGTGCGAGCATTTTGAGGATGTAATTGCGGCGGGCTATGATACGCTGGCAACTGAGACAAATGCCTATGAGAATCGCATGGTCATGAAGCGTGAGGTCATCGCAGATCGTGGCATATGGATGGCAAAGAAGAGATACATTCTCAACGTTCATAACAGTGAGGGTGTACAATACGCTGAACCTAAACTCAAGATGATGGGTATTGAAGCGATTAAGTCCAGCACACCTGAGATTGTGCGTGATAAGTTTAAGCAGATCTTCCGTGTTATCATTGAGGGTACTGAAGATGATACGCAGAAATTCATTCGGACGTTTCGGAAAGAGTTCTCTACTCTACCGCCTGAAGCGATTGCCTTTCCTCGTGGGGTGACTAATGTAGATAAGTATTCTGACCGTGTAACAATCTACGGCAAGGGTACTCCTATTCATTCTCGTGGCGCCCTGCTATATAATCACCACATCAACAAACAAGGTCTGTCGGACAAGTATGAAAAGATTCAGAACGGTGAAAAGATCAAATTTCTGTATCTGAAAGTGCCAAACAAGATCAACGAGAATGTCATCTCATTTCCCGGTGTCTTGCCTAAAGAGTTAGGTCTGATACCTCAGATTGATTACAACACCATGTTTGATAAGTCTTTTGTAGATCCTTTGAATCCTATTCTAGACGCGGTTGGCTGGTCTGCTGAACCACGTGCCACACTTGAAGCATTTTTTGGTTGACATCTGACTGAAATTACAGTATAATACATTCCATGTATAAGATTACTATTTTCAAAAATACGTATGATAATAAAACACATCGTCAGATGACGTTGAGTTCTTGGCATGTGTTTACTAAATTCTTAACCAAACTATCACAAGAACCAGGAGTCAAAGGTGGCAATAATTCTTCTGCTTTGCTTAGTCCTGCTTTGTATCTCAAAGACAGTACGCGCTCTAATCGGAATGTTAGCGGTTGGTCTCGTTGGTGTGCTGTTGATGTGGATGATTTTGATATTCACACCGGAGACTTTAGACACAATCTGCAACAAATCTGCGGTAAGTACCGATGGCTTTGTTACTCAACTGCATCAAGCACACCCATAAGACATCGGCGACAAGCAGACAAAAGATCTATCACGAATGTATTATGTGCCCGCACAATATCCTGAAGCATTCAATTTTATATTTGATAACGATGGTGAAAATGTAGACCCAGACTATATAATGTCTCAATGGAGTTACAAACCACCATCATTAGGCAATTCATTTCTTGATAGACTACCGCCAGAGATGGCAGCCGCTGTGATTCAGCACCGTAAAAATCAAATGACAGAAACCAATCTAGTGTGGACAGACTATCGCGACTGTCCATTTTTTCCTAGACAACTAGCAATGGAGTACCAAGCGATAACCGGCACTGGATGGTATCACAAGATGTATCAGATTATGGTTGCCACTGCTGGCAATGCGATCAAACGCGGATACCCCATCACGGCAAAACAAGTTGCGGATCTTTGTCGGCAACTTGACAAAGACAATGGAATGTGGTATGATAATAGACCACTTGAAGTTGAAGCAGATCGTGCTGTAGAATATGCTTATAAAAATTCATAGGAGTAAAATATGAGCGAGATAAAACCACCACCCACTGCAACGGAGTCTCCGTCATGGAACAACATGACAGATGAAGCGGCACCACCACAACAAGATGCACAACAACCCGTAGGTAAACTGCGAGTCGGCATTATTGGTGACAACTACCTGGCAGATGCCACTCGTGCATCGTTTGACAAAAATCTTGTAGATGTTGTACAAGGCGACATGGAAGAAATTCTTAAAGCCACTAACATCATCTATGTCTGTCAAGACTTGTCTTTGCTGAAAAACAACACACCCGATGATGCTGAGTTGTTAGAGATCTTCTCTAGGATTCATAAAGAGTCAGACGCTGGTATATGTCTCAAGACTACAATCACACACGAGACTCTAGACCGAATTATCAGTATTACTGACCCACAATGGTTCTTGGGTAAAGTCATCTATTCGCCCGAAGTGGCTGAGACTGCACTTGAAGTTCTGAATGGTGACACACTCATGATTGGTGGTGAAGAGAAGACCGTTGAAGCACACACTGCTATTGTGATGAACAATACTATCGCGGGTGCAAAGAAAGTTCTGGTTGGCACACACCATGAAATCCTGTATATGAAACTGGCTGTTGTTGGCTTTAAAGCGGTCAAGCAAACTTTCTTTAATCAGATGTATCAGACAATCCTTGATTGTGAAGGTGCAAACCCTGCTAAGGTTCGTCGCCTTATTGAAGGTAGTGATGTGATGCAAGATACTTCATTGTCTATTCCTACGTTTATCAAAGCGAGTCTAGACTCAGAGATCTCAACAAAAGAAGCCCGTTCGTTTGGCGGTGAATATGCGAACAATGATGTGCGAATGCTCATTGGTATGACAGACCGACTTTCGGTCCTAGATGAGTGTTATAACATCCGCAACATCACATGATCGTTGAGATCTGGGGTAAACCACAGTGCGTTTTCTGCGTTGCGGCAGTCAATCTCTGTGAAGAGCATGGGTTGGAGTTTACCTACAAACAATACAATGTTGATTTCACTAAGGATGAAATATTGGCAGAGTTTGTAGGTGCTACAACCTTCCCACAAATAAAAGTTGATGGTAAACCCATTGGCGGTTATAATCAATTAGAGGAACTTATATGTCCTTAATGGCAAAACTAAAAAAGAACTCAAAGATTAAACTTACCAATCAGATGGATGAGTCTGAGTTCTTCCAAGAGAAAGAAGTGGTCCGTACAGATGTACCCATGATAAATGTGGCACTCACTGGATCTCTGGACGGTGGTATCACACCCGGTCTTACTGTACTGGCTGGTCCATCAAAACACTTCAAAACATCGTTTGCACTCAAGATGGCGGCGGCATATCTGAATGCCAAGCCTGATGCAGTCATGTTGTTCTATGATTCAGAGTTCGGTTCACCACAGTCATACTTTGACGCCTTTGGCATTGACACCTCGCGTGTCTTACACACTCCTATAACAGATGTTGAAGAGTTGAAGTTTGACTTGGTGAACCAACTGGAAGCCATGGATAAATCCGATGATGTAATTATTGTGATTGACTCTATTGGTAACCTTGCATCAAAGAAAGAACTAGAAGATGCACTCAACGAAAAATCGGTTGCAGATATGTCTCGTGCAAAAGCCCTCAAGGGTTTGTTCAGAATGACCACACCGTATCTGGCAATGAAGAATATTCCATTGCTCGCGATCAACCACACGTACAAAGAGATTGGATTGTTTCCAAAAGATATCGTCGGTGGTGGCACAGGTATCTACTATTCTGCAAATAATATCTGGATCATCGGTCGCCGTCAGAACAAGACAGGCACTGAAGTCACCGGTTATGACTTTGTGATCAAGGTAGAGAAGTCTCGGTTCGTTAAAGAACAGTCCAAGATTCCTATCTCAGTGTCATGGGAAGGTGGCATCAATGAGATGTCTGGTCTGTTAGATGTCGCGATGGCTGGTGGTTATGTCGTAAAACCTTCTAACGGATGGTATGCAAAAGCCGATGATCCCGATAGAAAGTTTAGACTGAGCCAACTAGATGCTGAGTTCTTTGACCCGCTGTTGAACGACGAAGGATTCCAAGAGTATGTTCGCAAAGCATACTCTGTTGGATCTCCTATGGAAGAGTCATTGGACTTTGAAGTAGAGGAATAGAAATGAAGGAAGGCATTGACTATGATCTCGTGCCCGTGTCTGAGGAACACCGTCAGGCATGGGACGTAAGATTTCTTGAAGGACCATTTCCTGAGACTGTGATACGTTTTGGTAACATTGCGTTTGATGGCGAAGATGGTTGCCTTCACTTTAATTTTATGATACAATCAACACCTGACGGCGACTTAAACGAAGATAATACTGAGTTGCAAGAACATGCGGCAAACGTTCTAGAAAACATTCTAGCAGATGCCGCCAATGATGGTTCATTACAATACGGAGATGAAGTTGAAAATAGATCTTGAACAAACTATCCTGAGAAACATGCTTACCGATGAGAAGTATATGCGTAAAGTCATACCTTTCATCAAGCCTGATTTCTTTGAAGGTGTTTATAGATCATTGTTCAGTGAGGTGATTAAGTTTGTCCAGAAGTATAACAAACTACCCTCACTGGATGCTTTCAAGATTGAGATAGATCAGTCTAACAAATTTACAGAACAAACATATACTCATGCCCTTGATATTTTACCTTCCATCTTTGAGAAGAAAGAAGAGAATGAAGAGTGGCTGTTAGACACCACAGAGAAATGGTGCCAAGATAGAGCGGTCTATCTTGCTATTATGGAATCCATACAGATTATTGATGGCAAACACGAGTCTGCAACCAAAGACGCATTGCCCAATATTCTCCAGAATGCACTGGCGGTATGCTTTGACACCAACGTTGGTCATGATTACCTTGAGAACGTTGATGAACGCTACGCCTTTTATCATGAACAGGAACAACGAATTCCTTTTGACCTAGAGTACCTCAACACCATTACCAAAGGTGGTTTGCCCAATAAAACGCTAAATATCGCGCTGGCAGGTACAGGTGTAGGTAAGTCTTTGTTCATGTGTCACGTTGCCGCCAGTGCACTTTCTCAAGGTCGCAACGTTCTCTACATCACCATGGAAATGGCAGAAGAACGAATCGCTGAACGTATTGATGCGAACTTGATGAACGTGCCCATTGATCAACTTGATCATATGTCAGAAAAGATGTTCAAAGATCGTGTAAGTAAGATTGCATCCAGTACTCAAGGCAAACTTATCATCAAAGAATATCCGACTGGTGCGGCTCATACTGGTCATTTTCGTGCATTATTGAATGAATTAAAGTTAAAAAAGAAGTTTGCACCCGAAATCATCTTTATAGATTATCTAAATATATGTGCAAGCGCAAGAATGAAGAGTATGGGTGGTTCTATTAACTCCTACACTTACATCAAGTCTATTGCAGAAGAGATGCGAGGTCTTGCTGTTGAGTTCAATGTGCCTATTGTCTCAGCGACACAGACCACCAGATCTGGTTACGGTAACTCAGATCCTGGACTAGAAGATACATCTGAATCGTTTGGCTTGCCGGCGACTGCGGATTTAATGTTTGCTCTTGTCTCTAATGAAGAGATGGACAAGTTAGGTCAGATCATGGTGAAACAGTTGAAGAATCGTTACAATGATCCCAGTGCTAACAAGCGATTTGTTGTTGGTGTTGACAGGTCAAAGATGCGATTGTATGATGTAAAGCAGGAAGAACAAACTCTTATGACAGAAGAAGAGGATGATATACCTGTATTTGAAAAGTCAAGAGCAGGCGAAAAACTAAAAGGAATACGATTCAATTAGGAGATTCGCATGGACCCATATTTACACACAATTATCGCTGTTGCTCTGATGGCTGCCTGTTACTACGCAGGAAAGTTTTTTGGTAAAGAAGAAGGAATACTCCATGTCTGGGGTATGATTCTACAAGCATTTGATGCAAAAGAGATTGAAATCAACGAAGATGGTGAGATCACTGTCACATATGATGACGGAAGTGAAGAAACTCTTAATTAAAATTGGTAAGATATGGCAGTATTCGCTAGGCGGTTACTCCGACGATAAGACAGAACCCTATGACATTTACATCACTATAGTTAGAACTCTGATAGTGGGTGTAAACTTTATGACTTGTTTTTTTATTATGGCAAACGTTGTACACAACTGGTAATAGATTATGATAGTAGGATTTACGGCTAGTGCCTTTGACCTTCTTCACGCGGGTCATTGTGCGATGCTTCGCGAAGCAAAGAGTCAGTGTGATTATTTGATTTGTGGCTTGCAGGTTGATCCAACGATTGACCGACCCGAGAAGAACAAACCTGTTCAGACAGTCGTAGAGCGATACTCACAATTGAATGCCATTCAGTATGTGGATGAAATTATTCCATATGTCACAGAACAAGACCTTGAAGATATCTTGACAATGCATGAAATAAATGTTAGAATAATTGGTGAAGAATACAAAGACGCCAAGTTTACTGGTCGTGCAATTTGTGCATCACGTGGTATTGAAATATACTTTAACAAACGAGACCACAGGTTCTCAACTAGTGATCTGAGGAGAAGAGTGAATGAACTACAAGTTCAATGAAGATAAGTTAATCCAAGAGTTAAAGACTTATGTTGATAAAACATATGATCAACACTATGCTACCGATAAATATCAGGCGACTGATATCATTATTGACAGTGGTCATGGTACTGGTTTTTGTCTGGGTAATGTAATCAAGTATGCCAAGCGGTATGGCAACAAGGGTACAGCCGCCGATGCGCGAAAAGATCTCATGAAGATCATGCACTATGCATTGATTCAATTGGACGTTCATGACCAAGAACAGAGGCGAGCGAATTCACCGGTGCATGTAGATCTAGATCATGCACCGTCGGTTGCGCCTGGTCATTTCAATGGTCAGATCTCTGCGCCCAGAGGCACTGCGGCTCGGCTCAACGATGCAACACCCGAAGAATGGAATATGGCATTCAATCCTAATGGAGTCACTCGTGGAAAAAAATAACATCTTAGACTTTGTTGCCTATAGGCAGTTTCGTTTGGACATGGAAGAAGAAAAAGCAAGCGAAGATCTGCGGGAGTCCGTGATGAACTGGATGCTAAATCCAAGTGAGTATACTTCCGATTCATTTACTTTTACGTTGGAGGATAACGATGACTGATGACATCTTTGATTTTGGTTTTACTGCGGTCACTGAAGAAGAACTAGAGGTAGTTCAGACAGCAAAAGAACAAGCAGAAGGTCATTTGGAAACACATGACCGACTGGTGGATCTGTACAATGCGGTTCAACCTCTGTTGAACAATCTCAAAGCCAATCCTGAGAAGGATTACATTTATTGGCCTAATCGTCTTGAGAAAGTTGAGGCGTTTGAGAATCACCTACAGAAGATCTACCAAGGTAAATAATCATGAATGCAGGAAGAAGAAAACTCTTCACAATTTTAACTGTCATTTTTCTGTGTCTTTTGACTGTGCAGTGTGTAGCCGCAGAGTCACAAGAAACCGAATGTCATTACGAAGTGACTCAAGTATTTGAGGACGGAGTGATGGTTAGTGAAACCAAAGTAAGAAAGTGTAAAGAAGAAACCAAAGACAGTAACAAGTTTGATCCCAAGCATAATTTTAAGGATTATGTGAAAGTTCAACTTGTTGACGTGGGACTGTTAGGAGTAATTATAACATTAGCAAAGTGAGGATATAATGAAATCGTTATTAATCGTGGCAATGTTGTTAGCAAGCAGTTGCAGTTCAACATACAAAGTGAAGCAAGAAGGTTCTGACAGTGCAATGCTAACTCAGATCCCTGAGTGGTACATAAAAAGCGAAGAGTCTCGTGGCTTGTTAGATAGGAAAAACAAACACCGTTACATTTATGGTGTAGGTACCGCCGTATCGTCCAATCTACAATTAGCAATTGAAAAGGCAATGATCATCGCGAAAGCAGATCTTGCGGATCAGATTGCGGGACAGATCAATAAAGAAACTGACTATAAGGTGGCTGAACTAGGTAGTGAGTCTAGTGATAGTGTTGAAATGGCTACTGATTCTACTGTAAGAAACGTTGTCACGCAGGTGGCTCCCGTTGGTTATGAAGAGTGGAACAAATCCGTGTTGGTTACTGCGACACAACAGTATCGTGCCTATGTTGGCCTTAAATGGACACGCGGTAAGAAAAATCATTTGAATGATCTTATATCATCTGATCTAATCGGTGGTGTTAGTGTTGTACAACCTATAGTGGAGACAGTAGAGTAATGAAAAAGAAATCAGAGTTTCTTCAAGAGTTAAAAAAAGGTATTGTTACCGTAGAGTTCATGAAGATTAATGACGGTGGTAAGAGGATAATGCCTTGCACATTAAATTCTGAGTTGTCTAATCATAATGTGCCCGAGATTTTGGAGCAAGAGGTCAACAGTGATAATTTTGTGGTGTGGGCCACAGACGTTGAAGCCTGGCGCTCCTTTCGTGTAAATACTGTAATAGAATGGTATAAAGGTCAGCCGCGAGAGGAAGTCCAGACGTAAGATCTGACTTCCTCTGCTAGTCTGTATTCATCGTCCATTACAAATAATTTTCCAGAGAATGAACGGTATAGATAATATGTCTTACCACAGATAGGCACGTATTTTTCTAGAACCATTGTTTCAATTAGAGACATTGTTTCACCGTGTTAAGTTGGAATTATATATAAAATTTTAGAATTAAGGAAACTCATGTACCGACAAAGCGATTTATTTCCTGCACAGGACACAACCAAACCTCCCTACAACGGATTATTCTTTTGTCCGATTAGACAAGAGTTTAATCGTTGGGATGTGCACATTAACTTTTACAAAGCGAAACGGTTATGAGCGATGTTTGGAATGGTGAGTCTCGAGGTTGTTCAGACGTTATGTTCTCTCGGATTCAAATCTTGATGAGAGGAAACAATCTTGAGGGTGAGTATGACGATCTATATACATCTGTCATATCTCTAGTGACCTATTGTGAAGAGAACGATAAGAGACTCACTGACGTACTTGAAACAGTTTATTTGGAATTGAAGAAGGAAGAAGCAAATGAAATCGGCAGGTAAAATATGGGGCACAACTACACAGATAGAAGCAAACGGATCGTTAGAGTTTCATCGTATTGAGTTTAAGAAAGACTTTCAATGCAGTGAACATTACCATTCAACAAAGAGCAATGGATTCTACGTTGAAGAAGGTAAATTGATGATCAAGACTTGGCCAGAAAACACTCATATCGTAGACACTACGGTTCTCAGCAAGGGAGATTATATGGAAGTACCTGCAGGAGTGTGGCATCAGTTTGTAGGACTCACTGATGGTATTGCATTTGAGTTGTATTGGTCAGAGTTTGACAAAGACGATATCGTAAGACGCAGTGTAGGATCTAAGGTGCCTACTGCTCAAACTGAAGAAGCAGTTGGTGAACAACAGGATCTTAACTGGGACGGTAACTAAGTGCAAGCCAAGGTTATCACACTGTCTGGTAATGCACATTCGTTTACACAAGCGGATCGCCTTATAGACAGTTCTAATCATTATAAAAACAACTTTATAATTGATAAGTTCATTGCGTCTACACCAGACAGTGTGATTGAAGAATTCCACGAGCGCAAACTCAAGTGGAATTATCCATGGACAAAAGAGGTGATTGACATTGCCTCTGGTCTCAAAAAAACACCCTACGAAACTGCTGATCCTAAGAAGCGAATGGCTTGTTTCATGTCTCACTATAGACTCTGGGAATTATGCGTCCAGCGACAAGAACCATATATGATTTTTGAACATGATGCAGAGTTCACTCGCAAACTAGAAGTATTCACACTAGAGCGATCTAGGTATTCTGTGATTTCATTGAACGATCCACGGGGTGCGACTAGACGATCACAAGCCTATCACGAATCCGTCAAAACAGACATGAAATCTGATCGGTGGATGCATCAAGTTGAACCAGCGCCATGGATTGATGAAGTCCAGGTACCTCAAGGATTGCCTGGTAACTCAGCATACTACATAAAACCAGAAGCCGCTAAAAAATTACTCAATTTAGTACAAGAGTTTGGTGCATGGCCAAATGATGCTCTTATGTGCAAACAATTAATGCCAGGAAGATTAGGATGTCTGAGTTACTACGCAACGAAGGTTCAAGCGAGTCATCAATCAACAACGACCAAGTAAAACAAGATCACACTAAATGGCAAGTAGAACGCCTAGCAAACTGTCAAAAAATGACTCAGTTGATGTCTCGGCGTTATCAGACAAACGCCCATCTTGGTAATGGCGTTGCACTCAATATGGGCTGGCCACGGGAAGTATGTCAAGAAGTTATAAGCAGATGGCAGGAACATGGCAGTTACAATCAAGGTGAAATTTTCGCACCATCGGATGATAGCAAGAAGATTCACTCAGCCCGGACAGATGTAAGAAGTGCGGGTGTTTGGCAATTTGATGACCAATATATTCACGGATTAGTTATGCAGGCCTTTCACGAGGCTAACAACAAGTGTTTTGGATTTGAATTGTGGGACATTGAACCGCCTCAATTGTGTGTCTACTATGCAGATCAAGGAGGTCGCTACACTTGGCATCCGGATATTCAAGATTTGCCCATAGAAATGGACCCTGATAGGATGCGACGAAAGTTAAGCATGTCCATTCTCCTGAATGATGCCACTGAGTTTGAGGGTGGTGAATTTCAACTATTTGAGGGTATACATGTTACGGGTGAACCCGCTGTGTACACCGCACCTCTGCAAAAAGCGGGTGATGCTATCGTCTTTGATAGCACCGCATATCACCGAGTCAAAACAGTAACCAAAGGAGTACGAGCCGCGCTCGTGATCTGGTGTTGGGGCAAACGATGAGGATATAGAATATAATATATTCTTTAAAATCATTAATTGATGCTTGACATTTGCCTCAATTCCAGTCATAATAGTTCTTCAATCAATCAATAAGGGTCCA